GGCGGCGGCCTAACGGCCCCGCCCCAACTAAGGGAGAACAACATGGCATTTTCTAAATCACAAGTTCGTAACAAGCGCGGCTCAAACGTAACGCCAGAAGAGCATCAGCTTGTCGTCAAGATGGCTCTGGCCTGTCTGCGCGAGTTGACCAAGGCTGAGTATGAGTTGCCAGAATTTAACGGCAAGGTCACGATCCAGACCAAGTGCCGTGGGCAACGCTCATACGGTGGTGCATCAGGCATCATCATCGACATTGCGCTGTTTCGCTTGGGAGGTGTGTTCCTTAACGAATACAAATCTTATGAGAAGTGTGAGGTCATTGGCTCTGCTAAATGCGACACACCTGAGACTAGGTTGCTGGGAGTGGTGGCGCACGAAATCGCGCACTATGTTCAATACAGGTATTTACCATCCAGCAGGTTGAGGGGCGTGTATCGGAAGCCCCACGGTGACGGGTTCAAGGCAATTTATGGTTATTTACGCCGCGCCTTGATTAACGAGTTTGTTGAGCATACGGGCGTTCTGACCTGCAATGCTTCCCACATAACCGCAAAACAAAAGGCGGCGGCCTAACGGCCCCGCCTCACCGGGAGATTGAATCAATGATTAAAGACACAATTGGAGTCATATTAATTGCGTTGTTTGCTGTTTGTTTTTTTACCAACGCCGTGACTGACCAGTATAACTTTTGGGCATTATGCTCGCGTTATCTTTAGATACCGCAGCCCGAAAACAACGCGGCGCAGTGGTTGCGTCGCGTCAAACCCAAACTGTATGAGGAGATACAGAAATGAATACCAAATATGATGAACTGTTACTGAAGGTCGATTGCAAAATTGCTGATGGAGGTTGCTGCACGGCTCAAGAGACCGCGCAGTTGGCGGCGGCTTTACGCATCACGCTTTCAGAATTAAGCGAAAAACAAAAACAGTTTGCTGAATCCAAAAGCAACACAGACCAGCAAACCTCTTGGAAGCGCATTGCCGAAATGCGTGGGGAACAACTTGTAAACCTGCGCCGCGAGATAAACCGCGCTAATCGCACGTTGGGCATTTGGCGCGCCAAAGCAAAGCGTCAAGTTGTGGAGGCGCAGTAGATGGTTGGTAAACTTACGCCTGACGATATTGTAACGGCTTCGACAGTGCCGGTAGTTTTGGGGCGGTCTCCTTATCAGACGCCCAACGAAAAACTCCGTGATGCAATTGCATCGCTTGAGGGGAACCCGCCGGAGCGCATACCACAGAACCAAAATATGTTTTGGGGTGATGCTTTGGAACCCGTCATCTTGACCGAAGCTTGCAACAGGCTTCCCGTCAGCCAAACGGACTTTAACATCGACCATGCTATCTGGCACTCAGATTTGCCTCTGGCGGCGTCGCTCGACGGGATGTGTGTCGGAAGTGGTGCTGTCGTCAAGGCAGACCCAGCAAAAGGAATATACACGCCCAACAGTCGAAAGGGCGTGACGCTAAGTGGTTTGGGCGCATTAGAGGCCAAGAATACCAGCCTTGCCCCGGAAGACGAACCTGCGGACCACAGAGGGCCGTGGCAACTGCAAGCGCAGTTAATTTGTTCGGGCTTTTCTTGGGGTGCTGTATGCGTCTTGTATCGCGGCTCAGACCTTCGCATTTTCTTGTATGAGGCCGATGATGCGATGCAACGTGAAATTAAAGACGCGGTGCATGACTTTGAACGCCGGAAGCGTGACATTGACTGGTATCCGGCACTAACGAGTGCCGACGCAAATGTCGCTTGGGCCAAGGTTGACGACGGGGCGATGCCGCTAGACCTTGATAAGATCGACGACGCCGATCACTGGGCGTCGGTCTTGATCAATGGCAAAGCTGAGATTAAGGCAATCGAAGCTGAGATCGACATTGCCGAAGCGCATCTAAAAGAGATGCTCGGCAACCATGAAGAGGGCGAGGTAAACGTCGATGGTGGTCGTTATTTTATTAAATGGCCCATGCGTAAAACCCGCGCCCAACCAGCAAAAACAGTGGCGGCAAAACCAGAGTCGGTTGTCCGCCAAAAAACATTGACAGTAAAGGAGGTCTCAAAATGAAAAGCGGACTTACACCAAAACAGCAGGATTTGCTGCAATTTATTGAGCGACATATCCGTCGATACGGCTATGCGCCCAGCCTTCACGAAATGGTTGAGAAGACGGGCAAGAGCCTGACCGCAGTTCACTCTCTGGTTAACGGGCTTCATCGACGCGGCGCGATATCACGGACCAAGTATCAGCCTCGGTCGATCAAGGTTCTTTGATGGAGGACCTGATGGTTGACTGCCCTGAGTGTGGCGGAGTTGGACGATCATGGTATGACCGGCCTTGCGTCAGCCCTATGGGTGGAGGCCACATAGAAGAGGTCGAAATGACGTGCCGCTTTTGCGACGGAGACAAGCAAGTCGATTCAGAACGTGCAGAGTATTACGACCACTAAGAATAAATTATGCGCCCGTGCCGCTTTATGCGGCGCGGGTTTTAGCGCATTTTATTTTTTGAACAGCTTCGCCCCACCGCGTATCGCAAAGGTGCTGGCAATGATTGCGCCCAAACTGTACTGATACCACTCCGGCATCGTTTCCAGCGCGGCAAAGCCCTGCTCAACAACGTCCCTTCCCCAATCACCGCAGAACGCAAGGATGAGGGGGATCGAAAACAATATCACCAGATATTCATCTTTGAGAGAATGGACGCTGCCTTGCGCCATGATCTTTTCCCACCCCGCCTCATGGGTGGCTGCTACTCGCATGACCTCAGCCTCCGCCTGAGCCTTGGCTACCTTAGCCGCTGAGGTTGCCGCTTTCTCGTCAGCCTTCCCCTTTAGCCAGCCTGACGCAAGTTCCCCAACGATAGGGATCAGTGCTTGGATCATTCTATCACCTCAATGTCTATGTCTGTGGGAAAGCATAGCATCTCCTTGTTGATGGGCATCCGTTCCTCCCAACTAATATACGTCCCGGCAACGTGACACTGGGCCATCGTTTCATGCGCCGACAGGACGTGCGCGTTGATCTGGCCGTTCGGCTCCGCAATCACCATAAGCAAAAGCCACTTGATCACTTGCTTTCGCTCCCGACCCAGACCGCAAACGCGCCTGTTGCGGCTCCGACGATGGTGCTGACGAACGCGGTCTGCTGCGTTGTCGCATCAGGGCCAAGGGCCATGAACCAGTCACACACATTCCACGCCATTAGCGTAAACGCCAACATCATCAGCCGTGGAATAATTTTGTACTCAAGCAGTGCCTTGCTCATCTCTGTTCCTCCTCGCCTGTTCATCGGTGGTGCGGTTGTGCATATCCCACATAATCACGCCCACTCTCCACTGATCATCATCCCAGCCATATCATCGGCACGTTTGCCGACCTGATCAGCCCAGCGGCTGTCAAGCATCTGCGCCGCAGCTTCGCCGTAGTCTCCAGCCTCAATCGCCGCTTGAGCCTTCTTGAACTTGTCCCAGCGCGGCTTGCCTAGATTGAACAGGAGTGAGATTACAACGGCCTGACGCGGCTCGTTAAGCCCAGCAAACCACCCATACGTCTCAGCCTCTGCCTGACACCTCTTTAGATCGTTAGCCAGCAGGTAGTCAACCTCATCGTCTGACAGACCGCCGCCCAGTTCCTTGTCGATCAAGCGACCCACGCCAATCGTCAGATATCCACGGCTGTCAGTATAGGCGTGTTTAACCACACCTTCATGGTGCTTAATCATCTCAATTAGTTTATCCATTCCGGGTCTCCATAACAATTTGCACGGCCTTTTCCCAAGACCTTTGCTCTAGGTCGTCCTGATAAAACCAACTTGGTGGTCTTCGTTGAGTGTACTGGTTCACCGAACAAGCCGCTGTAAAATGTACCTTGCGGTCATTGATGGCGCAATGCGCCAAAACATCAAACTGCTCAAGCGTTGGTAAGGTTTTTTTGTCCCGGCCAGATGCGTTCTGAAACTGGTATCCAATCGCACGATCTCTTTGTTTGTGAATTTGCGCCGATTTTACTTGGACACGCATGAAGTCTTGACCACTCCAAGCCACCAGATCAACCGAATCCTGCTGAGACATAGAGACACGCCAGCCAAGGCCAAGCAACGCGGCTGCTGTAATGTATTCTCCGGTCAACCCGGTTGTGGTGGCAGTGATGTTTATATTTGGCCCCTCATCCACAAACCCCAAGCAATCAGGGCTGCGACAACACTGGCAAGCAATGCGACGACAATGCCGACACCTATTTTTTCCTGTAGTTTTGCCCTGCGCTTTGCGGCACGTTTTGCTGCGTCTGCCCGGCCTGTTTTTGCTTCTTTGCAGAAACGCTCATAATCTCGCCACATTCCGGCACGACCAGCATATATCATCAGTTCCTTGAGTTGCTTTTCTTTTTCCCTGATTTGCTCAAGAGCCATAAACTCTTCAAGGTCAGAGCCGCCAACGCCACGCGCACGTTTTTTGTTGCCTTCGCGCTGCAACTCTTCCTTGCAAGACATAAACTTATTGATGGCCTTGCCAGCCTTCGCAATATCGTGGCCGTTATTGACGACCTGTTTGATAACCGCGAAAGCGGCGTTTGCTGCGGCGAGTTCAGCTAACATCAGTCATACACCTTTTGGTCTGGTCCAACGATGACAGGTATGCAGACGGAAGTCACATCGCCGCCCTGTTTGTGCAGCCGCTGGGCAAAATAAACGCAGCGGTCCACTGATCTGAAATACATATCGCTTGAGACTTTGCGCTTGTCCTCACCAACACCAAGCCAAACGGTCAACAGGAAAGCGTGAAAAATATCCACATCAGTCGCGCCCCGTGATCCGCTTGACAGTCTCGGTTTCCCATATTCGGATCAGCACCCAAATACCAGTGATGATAGCCACCGCGTTTGGTGCCATATCCATGAACGCAGCGGCAGT